GGCGGCACTACTGGTGTAGTATCTGCTGGAGGCACTACTGGTGTAGTATCTGCTGGAGGCACTACTGGTGTAGTATCTGCTGGAGGCACTACTGGTGTAGTATCTGCTGGAGCAGTATCACTTGGCGCTACATAAGGAGTGCCGTCAGAATTTACTGGATCGCCTGCGTTATTACTAAACCCAGAGGGGCTGTTTGAATCTGCAAACGCGTCAACAGGAGCTGGTAGCGCGTTTCCTGATTCAGAAGTACCAGTTACAGTAACAGAGCTATCCGGTGTGTTTGCGGGCAATTCTGAAGCATTTGCGCTCGGTATAATTGCATTAAGCACCGCGCTAGCCGCATCCGCAATTGGATTAGAAGACGGAGCTTGCTGCGTAGCATTGTCTGCTGGGGTAATATTAGCTATTGGAGCTTGCAAAGCAGCAGTACTCGCTGAGCTATCAGGAGAAATTGTTGCAGTAGGAGCGGACTGTATCGGCCCATTTGACGCCGTTGTTGTATCGGGTACTAAGTTACCACTAGCAATCTGGTTTAAGTTGCTTAAGTCTGTGCTGAACTGACTTGCTGTATTTTGTAGCGCAGTCTGATCTGTTGTATACGTGCCCAGTTGAGTCTGCAACGCTGTATTACTATTTTGATACGCTGTTTGTAACGGCTGAATTGTATTTGTGTATAAATCGTTTACCGCAGTTGTACTAGCTTGCGCAGTTTGCTGAGCCTGTGCTACCTGATTGTATAGGTCATTCAATTGACTACTTGCAGCAGTAAACGCAGAGTACTCACTGTTGTACTGCGGTATCATTCCGTTTAAAGTGTCTACAGCAGAATTAACACTAGAAGCGTAAGCCGGATTAGTTGGGTCACTATTGTACTGCGCGAGTGCAGTTTGATACTGCTGCTGCACAGATTGAATCTGGTTATAAAAACTATTTATGCTATTTTGCTGATTTGTAAGGGTATTGTACTGAGACGTATACTGTGACTCTAAGTTGTTATACGCAGTTTGATCAGCTTGAGCCTGGTTATAAACCGGTGTATACTGGTTAGTAATTGCGTCGTTTAGCGCCGCTTGTGCTGCGCTTGCTTGTGTATATACACTGTTTAATGACGTAGTATCTGCGGCTAAAGCAGCATTTTGTTGCGCAATCGTTGGCTCTAAAGCAGAAGCTGAACTGCCGATTGTTTGTGCTTCTTGTTGCAGCTCTTGTGCCTGTGCTGAGTTTGCAGGATTGGTGTCCGCAACCGTAGTGGCATCTGGCGAAGACGAGGGGTTTATGTTTGAAAAAGGAGCTGATAAGCTGCTTAACCCAGCCTGAATTGTTGGGTTAATGGCGTTACCAATGTCTCCTGCTACAGCGCCTGCTGCGCCAGACAATGCTCCGGTTTCTGCGTTACCGCCTTTTATTGCGGCAGATAAGGCACCAGTACCAGCACTGCTAGCAATATTTGCGGCGGTTGTACCAACGTCTGGCGAAATTAATGACTTAGCCGCGCTCGATAGCTGACCCAAACCACTACTGATTGCTGTATTTTCAAGTACTGTTACCGGATCTGCTCCGGCAGCAATTGACTTTGAAGCCCCAACCAAGGCTGAGGCCATTGGAGTAGCTACTGCAGACGTCACGCCGTTTGCTGTTAATAGGTTTGTTACGTCGGCTATTGAGGCGCCAGTTAAACCACCCATTAAAGCGCCGGATAAAATGCCGGTTAACGGGTCCTTACCCGTCGCAACACTTTTAATTCCGCCTAATGCACCACCAGTCAATGCACCACTTCCTGCAGCGCTTAGCATTGACTGAACCGCTGGCGACAGTGCGCTTGCACCAACTCCTTCAGCTGTTAGTCCGGTGCCTAACGCACCGCCTAAACCTGCAACACCGGTCATAGGAGCTACAGCACCCGCTCCAGCACCTAAACCAATACTTGTAGCAGTTCCTGTTCCAGCGGTTGTACCAGCACCGCCAGCTAAAATGCTATCTGCCGCTGGCGTTAATGAGGCGCTTCCAGTTCCGGTTAAAGCCGAGCCTTCAGTTACGCCTAAATCTGCTGGGGTAGACGCAGCAAACACTTCTGGAGCCAAGTACGGCGCCGCAATAGCTAAAGCAGCTGTGCCCAAAGTGGCCCAACCACCGGGGATTGCTGTACGTACTGTATTGTCTAACTGGGCACCAACGCTACCAATCTGTTGAACAACCTTAGACAACCCAACAGAGTTGCTAAGATTAGTTAGCTGGTTTTCTGCCCAATTAAGAATGCCCATTATACTTTAGCCATCCAAGTAAATTTAGGCAGGTTAGATTTCTCCACCTTCCAACCAACTCGCTTCATTAAAGCTAAGAGTTGTTGGTTAGTGGTGTCGCCATAAACCGTATCGACTTCTGAGTCTTTTAGTTTTTGTAAAAAACCTTTTAACGACTTTGCCAAAGTAATTGGGCTGTCAACAGTAGACATGTGTAACATAGCACGTTTGTCGCCCAAACGAGTAATTAGCAAAATCGAATTGTTTTCTTGAACCATTACGGTATGACCACTTTGCACCTGAGCAAGCACAGACTGCAAAACCTGTTGAGGGTTTGCTCCTTGGCTTTGTGCTTCTTGGGTTATGATCTGCGATGGGGTCATTTTATATCCAGTATGCTTCTATATACACTAATACGCATTTTTTGCGCTTTTTGCCCCAGTTTAGTGGGATTTGCCGTTGATTATTAGCGATACTTCTTTTGCCCAATCTTGCCAAGAACCAAATCCTTCAGAGCTTGGAACTGGAAAGGCTGAAAACGTAAAGGTACTAGCAATTACATCCGCAGTATCCCTCCAATTTTCTTCGGGATTGTACGGGATATTAAGCTGACCGTAGTAAATTATAAAGTTACCGTTCCAGTCTTCCCAGCTAGATTGCTCTGGTAGAAATGGAAAGAACTGCTGGTTATTCTTATTGACATAAATTGTCATGGACGCTCGTCGCCGTACTCTGCGGTAATCATTAAACGACCCATTTCAAAGTTACCGTCAATGGTGTTAGATTCAAACTTTAAGCGGATTAAACGTGCTTCAACACGTAGGTCAATCTTGTCAGTATCTGGATCAAAATAGTACGGCCCGTACACTTCCATGTCTGCATCGGTTCCATTAGCAAACTTACGACCCAATATAGTCATAGACATTGGTCCGGTTTGCAAGAAGTTTGGCTCTACACGACGTAAGTGCATGCGGCGGTTAATGCCGACTAAAGCATCCTGACTTGGATTACCAGTTAACCAACTAATGTCGCTGGTTGTGATGCTAGAATACACCGCGGTTTCTGTGTTTAAGTTCACTTGGTTTTGGCCATACTCATGCTGCCAAATAGTGAAGCCACCAACTTGTTGGTAAACCAAAGAGCCCGGAGCCACTGTAATGGGGCTTTCTTCGTCAAACGAAACTAAAGTAACGCCCGGTGTGCCGATCGTGGTATTGTACGTAAACACCGCAGAAGTGACTTGGTACGTTGAGTTATAGTCTGCAGTTTTGTCAAATGTAAAGATAGTACCAGGTGTAAAGACAGAGCTAACGTCACCAGAGAAGTACATCTGGTTTGCTGTAGGCGCTGGTAAACTTGCTGGATGGGTAATTACAGTGTAAGCGCGGCTAAATGTTGGGGTATAATTCCAGTCAGCCCAAATAGGTGTTGGGAAAATCTCTGTGGTATATCCACAAGAGCGTTGTGCTCCAACTGCTTGACCAACGTCATACCATAGCTTATCTTTTACGTTGTAAATAACAGCGTCGGTGCATTCTGTCGCTGTACCGCGAGGATAAAAGAACCAAATCTCATTGTAGCGTGGTACCTTAGTGGCCCATACTTTTTGGCGTTGTGTGTAGTTGATGTTGTCGAACAAGTAGTTTACGTTCTTATCGTTAGCAAGCACTTGTACGCTACCGTTATAAGCATAGAAACGATCAACACCCATCCACCAATACACGCCATCCATCTCTACAATAGCGTTGGATGACATGATTGAGATTTGGCTAGAAATAATATCGTAGTTCCAAAACTGGTTTGTAGTCGTTGTAGCAGAAGCCGACGAGTTAAATGAAACCCGAATCAATGAGTCTGTCGCCCAAAACAAGCCAGCTGGTGAGTTAGTACCACCACGCATTGGCATGCCCTTAACAATTTTAGAAGACGACACGTTGTTTTGGTTGGCTAAAGGACCGTTCCAGTCGTAAAAGTTTTGTTGTGTATAGGTGCTGCTTACGTTGTTGTTTGCAATAAAGCCATGAGAGCCGTACACAAAAATAAATGGGTACAAAACGCATACGCCGCCGTCTACGCTAATAGGTGTGTACGTTGGGTTTTGGCCTTGAGAATCTGATAGCCCTGTAAAAGTCCAAGTATTGCCTGTGCTAGGCTGAACGTTACCAACTAAAACCTGCGATGGCACTCCGTTATCAATGTCAATTAAGTTGTATCCCGGATGGGCAAATAAAGACAACGCACCACCCGCTGGGCTAAACTGAGCGTCAAACTGCCAAGTAATACGGTACGGACCGCTTTGTGGGTCTTCTGTAAATACTGGGGTGTTGTTTAACCAAACGCTTGTAGGAGTACCACTAATTGCAGTTGTTACCGTGACAGTTGTGTACGACGCTGCATAAGTTGGTGTACCAGTTGTCACATAATTAACCGGAGTTGTTTGATTAAATATTACGTTTGTTCCGCTAGGGAAAGATGACACCACGTTACCAGGGACGGTAAAGGTTGTGGTGGTGGGTACTGAGTGCACAGTAAACTGCACAGTACCGGGTAAAATATTTGCTGTAAAGGGGCCAGAACCTACGCCGTAGTTAATGCCGCAAGTAAACACGTCTAACTCTTGGTAAGTGCCTGCAAAAATGTAGTTTACGCCGTTATATGGCTGTGACACCAAGCCACGATAAATACCAATGTTACTGGTAAACAATGTGCGATAGCCGCCAATCTTTTTAGGATCACCACGCTGAAAACGGCACCACACACCGTCGGTGTATTGATCGTTTTGGAACTGAGTACCGTCGCGTTTAATCCCAGCCGGTATTGCTAGGCTGTAGATTGATGTATATTGCGAATTGTCTTGTTGCTGATTATCAGCCGCCATTTAGAACGTTCCACCACTAATTAATTTTGCGTTTAGTTGTGCATTAACAGTAACTATCGGTGCACTTAAGTTGGTTGCGTTAATGTCAATAATTTCAGTGCCGTTTGCTGCTAAGCCTAAAATACTGGTACCAGCCAAGTACATGCCAGTAGCGTTGTCGTTTAGGAAAGCATACGATGGAGCACCTGCGTTACCGTTAACTGCTTTAAACGTAGCAGAAGACGAAGAGTTAAGAATGTATAAAAACTCACCGTCACTGAGCAGCGTATAAGTATTGCCAGTTGCTAAGGCCAAAGGAGCTTGACTGCTTCCAGCGTTTTGGAAAGTAATGTCGTAGCCAGACTGATTGGTATTGTTTACAAATACGTACAGCTGAGTAATGGCAGGCAGAGTAACGGCTAAGTTAGCGGCTCTTGTGCCAGATTGCGCTACATAGGTTTGAATGATTGGTGCATTAGCTGTAAGGTTTAGTGTATTACCAACGATAGCGTCAACGTCGTATGTTGCAGATGTAAACACCACATTGTTTGGCGTAACCCAGCCAACAGTAATAAACGATCCTGTACTAATGTCAAAGAATATAAAGCCAGAATCACCGGGATTGGTAGTGATTGTGCTTGCGCCGTTAATTACCTGCGGAGACACTGGAGAGAAAATTAACGCACCAGTTCCGCTGTTTCTAAACGCAATAAACCAACCCCTTGAAAGGCTAGAAATATTTGGTAGGTTAATTGTTGCGTTACCACCAGTCCAGTTATATGTTGCAGCACGGCTTGCATCTGTTATGGTTGGTACAACAGACACATCAATAATGTTTTGAGTTGTTGCTAAGTACCCGTTAACAGTAGTTAAGCCTAATGGACTTGGGCCAATAAGCGATGTTGCGTTGGCTGTTGACGTGCCAGCACCAAAGGTTAAATTGTGCCAAGTTCCAGCGGTAGTGCTGTTATTTGTTAAGTAGTAATACTGTGAAATACCTGTTGCAATTGTTACGCCATTTGCGCCTAAATAATCAGTTACTAAAAACGAGTAAGAACCCAGGTTACGAAACAAGATGTCGGCACCAACAGTGCCTTGGGAACCCTCTGGAAGGGCAATAGAAAAGCCCGAGCCAGTTGGCATAACGTCAATGATACGGGTAGCAGGAGTTTCACCAATGGTTTGGTTAACTGTCGACGGCCAAAATAGCGGAGTATTAGCGCTTAATGTTATCGCTGAATAAGAGACGTCTGTTGGTGTGACAACGGTGCCTGTAAAGGGAGAGGTATAAACTGGTGTACTCATTTATTATGGTTCCTGAACCGAAGTGTTGCGATCCACACGACGTGAATTGTCTTCTTTCTTAAGCGCTGCAATTGCGTCAGTGTAGTATTTTTTCCACATATCTAGCTTATCTAACGCTTTTAAATAGCCTTGTGCTTGTAATAAAGCACCGTAAAGCATTGCCTGTGGTGCAATAGCTGTCCATAGGTTTTGTTGATTAGACTCGTCCAAAGGCTGGATTTCGGCGTAGTAAATAATTTCTGCTGGATAGCTTTGGTCTGGTACGGGGGCAAAATTCCAGTTGTTGTAGTCATAGTCGGCGTAGTATATTGGCTGACCTGTTGAAGACTCAGATTGATACTGAGCTATGTAGTCCTGGCTGCGCAACAACACTGGTTGCCCATTGATTTTCATAGAAACTGTTTTACGCCAACGAGCAGGCTTGTTCAGCACCGCCACATTAGATGTCAAATTGGTTTCTACCACAATAAGCTGCATGTAGGTTTTTAACTCAGCAGCGATTGAAGACTCTGCCAACGCAATTAAATTAGGAATCTGCGCAATAAAGTCTGCGTCATCACGCTCCATGTATTGCTGGATATTCAACACCAGCGAGTCGTATGTCATTATTACGCTCATCGTGTGTAGTAACTTATGTTAGGTTGGAAATAGATTGGTGACTTATCACGCTCTTCGTTAGATGCTTGCATGAACAACTTATCGGCCTGTTGTTCTAAATACTGAATGCGGGCCATGTCAACGCTAGGGAGTTGCAGCGCCAATTTGTGTGATAGGCTAGCTTGTACGGAAGCAATCCAACGATCTGGTACGTAGATTTGATTTGTCAACGAACCAACGTCTTCCATTTGCTTCTCAACAATTAACTGGAACATTTGGTACGGGTTGTTTGGTACTGGCCACAGATACATTGAAGGTTCAATTGTGCGGTCGAACCAGTATTGCAAAGAACGTACAGATGGGAATTGTTTGTTTGGAAGATTCCAGTAATCGTCACGATTTAGACGTGCGAGCGGAATAACTTGTTGGCTAGTTGAAAACACAACTTGGCGTACTGAATAGTGAGACGCTACGGTCTCACGCAAGCGCCAGTAAAGATGTGGCTCAGTGGTAGAGATGTTGTAGTATTGCCACTGATAGTCTGTCATTGTGATTTCTGGGAACTGTTCTTTTAAGAACCAGTTAATGCCGTCATCACTGTATTCAAACGCTAGGTTATATGTTTGTGTTGAGTTTGGTGCGTAGCAGTTCCAACCAACATAGTACACGCTCTGTGATTGCTGATACGTAGAGCCAAAATAGTTCTCGTATCCTAAAGTAGAAGCTGGGGTAGAGAGGGTTGGGCTTAAATCAAACGCCGCTGGAGACTCTGGATTGTCTGCAGGAAGGTATTCGGACGCTTGAATGTTCTGAATGTATACCCAGTTTGCTTCACGCACGTCAATAGTAGTCTTTGGCAGGACTAACTGTTGCTGCTGCGTAAGAGCACCATACAGCTGGTTTTCTAACAGCCAAAGATTAACGCCCAGGTTAGATAGGTTTTGTAGGTTGTAAAACAGCGCTTGCTTAGCAGCACCAACATACTCAGGCGTCATCTCTTCTGCTGTCTTACCAGCATCACGAAATGCATAGGAAATTAACTGGTCAACATTGATTGTTGTTTGGCCAGTGGTGTTGCTATAAGCCATGGATTACTTCTTTCTTCTTACAGAACCACCACGTTTTTTCTTTGGAGCATCATCCCAGGATTCAGCATCTGTTTTAGCTTTATTAGCGCGCTCTACAATATCGCTTACACCTAATTTTTTATTGCCCCAATCAGATTCAATAGATTTATCTCGGGCGTACCCACCAATTGGGTTATTGGCTTTTGTAGCTAATTGTGTAAATGCGTAATCATCTGATGTTTTTGATGAGTCTCTTGCAGCATTACCCGATGTATCAGGAAGCGCATGCCCCCCACCAGCCATTTTTTTAACTTTACCACCAGCTTCATAATGATTGCCCTCAGCTTTCATTTTGGTGTTTTGTTTGAATGTCATTTTTACCTTCCGCGGCCGGCGGCTCGCTTAGTTACTTTATTGGGTAGTTTGTTGCTGGCTGGACCAGCTTTGATAAACTCCTTGGCAACCTTTTTGGGGATGCCAAGGGTTGATTTGCCAGCAGCTGCGGCGTACATAGCGCCTTGTTGAGCTTTTGACTTAATAGGCATTACATGTATTTCCCAGCTTTACCACCGCGTTTTTGAGCAGGGATCATTGGGCTTGTTGGGCCAACTGGAGCAGCTTGTGGTGCTGGAGCAGGAGCTTGCTGACCCATACCAGTCATTGCCGGGGTCTGTTGCATCTCATCAGCAGCAAATTGGCCTTGTTGGCCTTTGTTTAAATATTTACGAGCATTAGATAAACGAGCAAGCTCTTTGGCCGCCATTAAATCCTGTAATGTAGAGCCACCAACTGCCATCTTCTTAACTTCGCCGCCAGTTTTGTACTTGTTTGGGCCGCCTTTGGCACCAGAAGTCGCAGAAGCTGATTTACCAGATTCTTTGCTTTTCTTTAAGCCATCAACATCACCAGCTGGTTTGCTTTTCTCTTTAGCTACGTCGCTGCCTTTCATTGCTGGGCGCTTGGTTGCTGCATTAGGAGCGTCGGCTTTACCAGGCTTGATGTCTTTTACTTTTTTAATATTGTCTTTGTCACCAGCAGATTTCTTGGCTTCGTAAACGTTGGTTACAGAACCACCTTCTTTGTAGGCGTTACCGCCGCCACAAAACTTCTTAACAGTGCCTTTTTCTTTTTTAGCACGTCCACCTTTTTTAAGTCCAGACAAATCCGTCTTTTCTTCGTGCTGTTGCACGTCATGCATGCCAATGGCTTTTTTAACAATTTTCTTGTCTTGTGCCGTATCAGCTTCATCAACAGTTTTACGGTCGCGTTTTGTAAAATTCTTTACTTCGCGTTGTACAGATCCACCTTCTTTAAAGTGCTGCATCTTAGGTAGTTTTTTGAAATCGTCCATTATGTCCTCGAGGTTGTTGGTTAACGGGTGATCAGCCCTTATATCTACTAATACGCTAAAAAGGACTAAATCGCCCTTAAAAATAGCTCCCGTTCCTTTTCTCGGCGGGGTTTTAATACTGGTGGTGTGACCCAATTCATAAAGGCGTTTGCAGCCCGATTGTAGTCATTATTATTAAGGTGCAGCACTACCTCAGACTGCTTAAAGTGATCCGCTCCAATATTGAAGCAGAGGCTGTATAAGGCGTCCATTTGGTTCTGGTTAAGGGGTACCCTTACTGAAGTCGCTACGGCCTCGTCACACCACTTTAAATCGTCTTTAAACAGGTCTTCTACTTGCTGGTCTGTTAATACCGTGTGGAGCATCCACTGCTCTGTTGGCTTAATAAGATGCCCAACGCCAATGGTCCACAATCCGCGTGAGTCTTTATAGGCTTTATGGCGCTTGCCCTCAAAGCCAGAAATTAACTCAAAAGTTGATTCTGTAATTGCCACGATGTCTTTTTCTACTGTTTTAATAAATTGAAAGCTCTGTAGCACCCAGATGAGGGTGCACAACCAAATAGCTAAAAATAGCCTTTTGTTCATACTAACTCCTTTTTTGCGTAGCACTACTAATACGCACTTTGGGGATTTATTTTGCGTTTTCGTACGCCTGAAGGTCTTCTAGCTGTTGGGCTACTTTGAGGTATTTTGCGTTGTTTTCTGCTGCGACGCTGAGGACGGTAGCAAGGTCAAGGGAGGTGGTGGCACCATCAGAGCTGCTGGGGCTTGAGGTTTGACCAGTTGCACTTGCGTTGTACAGCCGCACATAGCCATTAGTAATACTACAAGAGCTATTGTCCAGAGGACGTACAGCTTTAGAAATTTGGCGTTGGAGGCTGACATTTGTGTCGCTGAGCTTTCCGATTTGTTGTATGTATGTTGCGACAATTTGGTCTCCTTTTCGTTGTATATCGTTTACTTTTTGTTCTGCTTGAATGTTTGATTTTTCTATTTTAGCAATATAGTAGTCTGAAGTCCAGCTATATGCTGAATACCCCACTACCGCACCAGAAACGGCAGCTACTATAAGATAAATATAAATTGCGCTGCCAACACTGGCAATACTACTCAGTAGGTTTTTCCACATCTTCGTGCTCCTTTGGTTCTGCGTCTTTTTTAAGCATCACAGCTGCGCCATGTGCGCCAGCGATAATACCAACTGCTTCCGCAAAGTCTTTTAGTACTGGCATGTTACCATGAAACATTTCATACCCAGCACCAATAACAACCGCAATAAACGAAAGCAACCAAGACCAACGTGCAATGTCGTTGGTCTTGTTGTCTGCTCCGGTTACTAGATCGTTAAAAACCTTCTGAATCATTTATGCTCGCGCAATGAGTCTAATTTATCTTCGATGCGATGAACCGCTTTCAGAACTTCGTCCCAGCGGGAAGCAAAGTCGTCTTTGTGCATGTAGTTTTCAGCTAGATGCGCACGAAGCTCATGCACATTATCTTGTAATAGTTGAACAGCTGTCCAAAGCTCTTTACAGAACCAGCCAATTGCCACACAAATCAGCGGAAGAACCGTATTGATTAGTGTCTGCAAATCCATCTTATTTTCCAGTCTCTCTTGCTAAGCGCTCAGCAGCCTGGTTAATAGCCATCTGAATGATTGGGTTTGGGTGTTTAGCAATTTCAGTTACTACAGCAGCTTCAACTTCTGCTGGAGCTGCTTCTACAGTGGTTTCAACTTCTGCAACGGTAGGAGCAATTTCAGCTTTGATTTCGGCTTCTAATGCTTCTAATTTCTCTTCGATGGTTTCTAACAAAGACATGGTGGTTCCTTTTGTGGTTAAAATTAATTTGATGTGTAGAACGCAGTTGAGTTAGCTGCGGTAAATGTTCCGGAAGAATTAGATACTATCAGCGGAATATTACTTGTACTACCTGAAATTGCAGTTGGTGTTACCCAAGTTGACCCGTCAATAGACGACGTATATATTGCACTAGAGGCTTGAGAATTACCAGCCGCTACGAATGTTCCGCCGACATTGCAAGCAATACTACCGAGGCCTAGCCCTGTAGTACTTCCTATTGTGGTTGGAACGCTCCAAGTTGTGCCGTTTGAAGAAGTAGCATAAATTGGGTAGTTGGGTGAGCTGCCATAATTGCTAACACCAACAGCAACAAACAATCCGGATGGATTAACTGCAATTGCGTTAATACGGTAATTTGAAGTCGAGCCGCCCATCGTTGAGAAAGCTGACCAAGTTGTTCCATTAGTTGATGTGGCGTAGTATGGCTGGTATGAAGAGCCGTATCCTACAGCAACAAATAAACCTGAAGAATTAACTGACACACCGGTCATTGTTATTCCAGAACCAGCGCTTCCTAAAATTGTTGGTCCCGACCAAGTAGATCCTGAATTTGTAGAGTAGTATACTACTGGATCTGTTGGTAAACCAGTTGAAGACGAAATATTGTTTCCAACGGCCACGCATGTTGTACCAGTTGTACCACATACAACAGCTACAGGATTGCTTATTTGTGTTGTACCGCCCATTACCGCCGGTGTAGCCCAAGTTGTCCCGTTTGATGAATATGAAAACAGAGGCAAATTAGACGAAAAATTAAAGCCAACCGAAACAAATCCGCCTGCAGCAGTTGGTGCTATGGCACCCATAATCATAACGGATGTTGCTGAACCCATTGCCGTTACAGTACCCCAAGTAACTCCGTCTGTTGAGGTTGATACGCTTGGAGGTGAAACATTAAATTTATCAAGAACCGCTACATAAGTACCGCTTGAGTTAACTGCCAATCCATTTAATGTGTATCCGCTCCAAGCGGAAGGAAACGGTGTGGCAGAACCAAATCCATTAAATGGCAGCGCATACGCTTTTCCATAAAAGTTTGTTGGCATTGCGATTGTGCCAGAACTAACGCCGGCTAAATTTCTAACCTTATAGTCATTAAGGCTAATAGTTCCTGAAGAGGTATTGGAAACAGCAATTTCAATAGATTGACCCGCAGTAGCACCAGCTAAACTAATTGGGCCTGTGGAGTTCATTACTGCCATTATGGTGTTCCGTAAGCAGTTACGTTAGCCAATGCTACAAAGTTACCAGATGAGTCCATGGAAGCGATTGCTGTAGAACCATAATAGAAATACAGTTTGCTACCAACTTGTTTAATAGAGAAGTTAGTTGTATTAAAGCTAGTTGCTTGCGCAGTACCATTAACTAATAAATTACCTGTTCCAGGATCCGTTGTGGTACCAACAGATAGTCCACCAAAAGGAGTCACACGTACACGCTCAACGGTACCAATCTTAAACAGAATTGGCCAGCTACCTTCAGTCTCTAAAGCTAAATTCGAGCTTGAACCGTTTTGTGTCCAGTACATTTGGGCTTCTGCTGTACCGTTGTTGTAAAGCCCAAGTGCGGTAAATATGCTACCACTAGATGCGTCTAGCAACAATGTATTGCCGTTGCCGCCTTTAACATATAAAGTGCCTGGTAAGGTGCCAGAAGTATAGCCAGTATTAACACCGAAGTTACCACTAGTATCTTTGTACAATTGACCCGAACCAATTGTAATTACACCAGTACCACCAGTTAGTGTTGTGCTGTACTGAATGCTTGTTGCGTTTACAGTACCGCCAGACTGATTTGTTGCAGTAGTAGCGGTTCCACTAATACCAATAGGCCAAGTACCGGTTGCATTTGAACCTGAAATGGAGGCTGCGCCAATAGTATTGTAGGAAATTGTTTGAGCTGAACTACCGTTAAATACAACGGGGGACGTACCGCCGGTACCACTTGAGTTAAACGTTATGGAGTTAGCTGTAGAAGCTGCTGGAAGGCCGGAATATCCTGAGAAGCCACTGTAACCAGAAATACCAGAACCGCTGTATCCTGAAATACCAGAGAATCCGGAAGCCCCTGCAGTACCACTGTATCCAGATGCGCCTTGTGCGCCGCTGTATCCAGAGTATCCGCTAGCTGCTGCGGCACCAGGTTGACCTGAGTAACCAGAGAATCCAGAAATACCAGAGCCACTAAATCCACTGTAGCCACTGTAGCCGCTGTAACCTGAAATGCCGTTAACTCCGCTGTAGCCGCTATAACCGCTGGTTCCTGAATTACCTGTAGGTCCCGTTGCGCCATTAAAGCCACTAAAGCCAGAGTATCCTGAAAAGCCAGAACCGCTATAGCCGCTAGCACCTGAAGCTCCATTGGCGCCGGTTGCACCTGAGTATCCAGAGTAGCCGCTGTAGCCAGAAACACCAGAACCGCTGTAGCCAGAAATACCAGAACCACTGTAGCCAGAGAACCCACTAAAACCACTGTATCCTGAAGCACCGTTTGATCCAGTGCCACCACTGTAGCCACTGTAACCACTGTAGCCGCTTGTCCCCATACCAGTTGCGCCACTGTAGCCACTGTAGCCGCTCACACCCGAAATACCAGACCCACCAACAAACGAATTTACAGTACCAGAAGTACTGAGGTAGTACAGCTTACCGTCTGGAATATTTAACGCAAGCTCACCACTAACCAATTGGGCTGTGGTTGGTGCATTACCAGGGGTAGTACTGTGGTATATTGAAATCGGTGTGTAGCCTGATTGGGCCATGGTTTATTCCTTTAGATGCTCTAATATTTCTTGTGGTTTTACAAAGCGATCGTTTTGGTGCTCGGTGGCTTCCCACCATACAAATTGATTTTCTATTAAATGTGATCGGTCTTTTAGTAGATTAATGTTTTCAGGGTGCCCAAATATTAGTGGATCCGATGGACCCCACAGTACAATTCCTGGCTTGCCTTCATCCCAAGCTAGGTGTTGAAAAAAGCTATCAACCCCAATCCAGGTTTTACACTGTCTTAATAATTCTCGCAAAGATGTAATCGGTAAGTTAGTCCTAAAGTCTGGCACTAGTTGTTTTTCACCTTTTACACCAACTTGCACAACGTGCATAGTTTTTTGCAATTCTTGTACAAGTTCTTCCCAATGTGGATAGTTTTTTGGGTTTTCTTTACCTGTTCTTAACTTTTGTGCGTACGGAGCTATGATTATCATAAATACATCTTCCTATACGCATTTTCTAAACTATCTTTCCATTTCCATTGGTCCATCTTTTTGTAGATGTTCCACTGGTCAATGTCCCCAAACAGTTGTATAGCTTCTGCTATAGGTTTTCCGGGAATAACTTCAGGGTAACAGCTAAAAACTTCAGCGCGAGGTATTGAAGGAAGTATGTGGCTGAATACAATATGGTCGCCAAGACCACAATTAAGAACCACAACGGTGCGATCACGAAATCTAATAATATTTCTAAAAATTTGTTCGTCATGCTTATACATCTCCTCGCTTGTTTCGCTACGAATCCCACCTTGAGGATTCTTCATGTGCCAAGTTACTGCGTTCGGTACTGCTAAAATGCTGTATCCTTTTTGTTGCAGCTGATAGGTAAACAGCGTCTCTTCTCGATGCGCTACTCGTGAAAGGCCCAGATTATAATCAGCGATCCCAGCACGATATAAGAAAGAACAGTGTAGATGCTCAACTTCTTTATGCCTTTCAATCTTGCCCCATTGGATATTGGGTTCGTTATCAATGTTGTCAATTAACCCGGTTACTTTACTAGTGTCTGGCATGTACGGTGGCGTTAATATCGAACCACCTACTGCACCCACGTTATAAACAGTACCTGTTGCCCAATCATACAATTCAGCTAATACATTGGGTTCTGGAATAGCGTCATCGTCGACGCGCCACACCCATTCGTATCCTGACAAGTTTGCTGTTTGGTGTATGTGGTGCTGACCTTTTTTACCAGCAAAATTCCATTCCCACTTAACACCTTTTGCGTCTAACATCTGAAAAAAGTATGAATATATCATCTCTTTTCGCATGTCTTGTGGTTCGTCATTATCGTCAAAGATTACCAATGCGTCAGGTAATTTTGTTTGGTTGATAATAGCGTTTAATACTAGTGGCAGTGTTGTGAAGTACCGCCCCCGTGTTGCTATAGAGCACAGTACTTTACTCATTGTCCCACCTGCAAATCATTAAATTGCTAAGGTTGCTTTCTGACACTGGCTCCATTACATCTGATATGTTGCCTGCGTGGTTGATGTACGCAAACTTAAAGCCAGGAAAGTCTTTTTCAGTTAAACCGTGCAGCTTATGATGCTCACCCCAAAAGCCTTTTGGCTCATTATGAGGTACCGTGATTAAAAGACGTTTGCAGTGGCTTTTTAGCCTATCTACGACCTCCAAACCATTGTCTATATGCTCCACTACCTCAAACGCAATTATGGTGTCATAATCGCCTAAAATAAACTGGTTAATGTCCCCGCTAACAAATAGGTTATTAGGTCCGTCCCAGTTTTGCTCTTTGGCAACATCAACAATAATTGGGTCATAGTCTAACCCAAGGTAGTTAATGTAGTTATTAAAAAACTGCCTACCATAGCCAGTCGAGCAACCAATTTCAAATACGCTATTGCCTGTAATATTTTGTGCTGCCCATTCGTATCTTTGCGTTTCTCTTGGAAACACTGGATCGCCTTTTAGGAACACAGCGCGCTCGTAGTTATTTGACAAGCGCCATCTATACCACTCAGGATTGTATTTCTTTGCTAACTTGAGCTCATTTAGCAAAAAGATATTATCCCAATTTTGTACTAGCTCTGTGTCGTGTACTGTACCCTCAGCCTTGTGGTAGATTGGGAACGTTCCATCGTCCCAGTTGGCTGCAATTTTGAAGCCTAACTTTTCAGCCTTGTAGCAAAACTCAATGTCCTCACAGCCGCCAACACCATAAGATTCGTTCAGTAAACCAACCTCATCAAACACTTTGCGGTCAATCATTACACAGAAAAATACAACAAAACGGCTCTGTGTAATTTGAGAAAACTGTGTCCAAACTGCTGCGATGTCTGTATTAGCGTCTAGCTTTTCCAGCCAGTTGGGTCCTAATATTACGGTGTCGTTGTTTAGCAGTACAATTTTACGGGCTCTCGCCTTTTTAATTCCTGCGTTTGTAGCCTTAGCAAACCCAAGTGGAGTATCACTCCAACACATTCTAAAGTGCGGTACTGCTGTTGTTAAGTAGCGTAAATACGCTTCTGTATTGTCTGTACACCCGTTGGCCGATATAATCAGCTCTACGTCGTCCATGTTAGTGTATTTAATTATTGAATCAATACACGGCTTTAAGTACTTCTCGCAGTTATTGTAAGTTGGTATTACAATGCTATATTTCATGTATTCCTGTCAAGTTCGTACGAACCTATATTATATCGTCCTACTACCACTAATACGCAAAAAGGCTTTTAAGCGCCGTTAAAAAAGGCAAAGAAGTTGAAATTAGTAATTGCCCCAACAAGTTTATAAACAATAATAATACCGCCTTGTGCGCCAGCACCACCCCTACCCGTTGCATCGGAAAGCGGTAAACCTCCGCCACCGCCACCGCCGCCAAAGTAAGATGTATTTGATGCGGGGACTGTGTTACCTGATGTTCCACCTTCACCACCACCACCACCCATACCAACAACATCAGTTCCGACGCCGCCTATGCCGCCGGTTGAGATTGAATTTCCAAGACCACCAGAACCGCCGCCGCCACTAAATCCAGGGTTACCTTTTCCTGCAGAAGTTACGGCTGCGCCGCCGCCGGAACCCGCGTTGTTATTACCCCCAGCACCCGAAGAAGTGGCTACGATAGCATTTCCACCAGCAGATCCTCCTCCATTACCACCACCACCGCCACCGCCATAACTAGCCGAACCTGTACTAAATGAACCATTACCGCCAGTTCCTCCAACCCCTAATGGGCCACCAGCACCACCACCACCGCCACCGCCAACTCCGTTTCCTGCAACAGTGATTAGTGCGCCGGAACCGCCAGAACCGCCATTATAAGTGGAGCCTGCTCCACCACTTCCGCCAGTTGAAGATGTTGTGGTTGAAACCCCGCCACCCCCGCCTCCAGCAGAATAAGCGCCTGAGTTAAAGGTAGTAGAGCCACCAGCACCACCATTTGAACCAACAAATGCGGCAGTGCCACCTGCGCCTACAGCATAAGAAACACTGCCAGATAAGGTTAAATTGGTTGCTTTTGTATACCCACCACCACCACCGCCAGCTCCGCCAGCTCCGTTGGGAGCAGAATAGTAAGAACCTGCGCCGCCGCCGCCGCCACCAAAAAGGTGAATAGCATTGTTAGAGTTATTCCAGTTTGCAGGAACCGTCCAAGAGGTTCCGCCAGTTAATACATAAACATATTGGTTTGCCGTAGGTGTAGTAGCTGCAACACCAAGCACATTTGAATTTAATTGGGTATGAGTTCCAGCGTAAAAAGTAACTGGAGCAAGGTTAGAGGTTATATCCTGAACAATTAGATAATCAACTCCTGATGTTTGATTGGTAATTGTTAATGTCGCAGATGCTCCTGAAGAATTACTAACAACTGTTACTGGATTACCAGAAGAACCACTGACAGACCAAGTTCCAATAGTTGTTGTAGTAGCAGATGGAAAAATAATAGTGTTTGCTACTGTTTTTTGACTATTTAATGTAGAAAATGTATTTGAACCTGAAATAGTAAGGTTGGAAATTCCAGTAGCACCACCTATGGTTAATGTTCCATAAGTTAACCCACCACCAGCAAATGTCCTAGTTGCTGTTGATGTGCTAGATAAAACAATAGTAGAAGAGGCACCGCTAAATGTAAGACCTGTGGTTGTAGCAAATGACCACATTGTTCCTGAGTTACTTAATGTAATTGTAGAAGTGCCAAGTGTTAAAGTTGCTGTTCCTGTTGCGCTATAAACAAAACTGGCGCAAGAAATATTGTAATTTCCAGTATTTAAACTACCATTGGTTAAGGTTATTGCTCCTGTTGTTGTTAAAGCACTTCCTAAAGTCCAACCACCTCCAACACCATTAAAAATAACTATTGCCAAAGATTTACCATTTGTAGTAATGGTTTTTCCTGTTGTAGTAGCCGCAAAAGTAACTGTGGCATTACTGGTAGACGCATTAAATGAACCGCCTGATGGAAAAGTTAAATTTCCATATACAGAATATGTTGATGCTGTTGTTCCTAAATTAATAGCTTGAGAAGCAGTAACAGTTAAGTTATTACAAACTGCTCCTGTGCAAAAAATTGTTCCTGTTCCTGAGTTTGTATCAATTACAGCATCATCGGAAGAAGTTGGAGGCCCTACTAATCCACCTACTCCCCCTGAAGTTAATGCCCAGTTAGTATTGCTAGACGTATTCCAGGTGCCTGTTCCACCAACCCAATAGTAAGTAGCCATTATTGCGCTACCTCAATTGGTGCATTAGGGTCGATAAAATCTGTGCCGTTCCATATCCAGCCTATTTGTGCGTCATTCCCATCTGCGTCAGGGGTAACGATAAGCTGGCAATCAGGATACGGACATGGGTCAGTTGGTTCAGCAATAATTATGTTAATTACTAAACCATCCGAGAGTTGGCAGACAGCGCAAGTAGTCATATTAAGCTTGTTGTGCTAAAGCAATTACGTCCCAAGTTGTGGAAGCCGTATTGTAAATACATCCAACATACAATATTTTATTGATTGTTGTTGAAGTTGGCAAGGTTGTTCCCACAATTCTGTAAATTGAGTTCCAAGATAAAGTTTGTGATGTGCCGTTATCCAAAATACGGATAATTAGTTTTTGAGCGTCCACTGGGCTGCCACTTGGCGCATTGATAGTAAGGCCAGTAGCCAACGCGGTAACTTCGTACTGGTCTGTTGTTCCGGCGTTTGGTGTGATGGATGACGCGCTGGTTGTTGAAGTAACCCTAGGTGCAACATAGGTGTTTGCGCCAGAGTAACCAGAATAACCAGAGTAGCCTGATATACCAGAACCGCTATAGCCAGAGATACCAGAACCGCTATAGCCCGATATTCCACTATAGCCAGAAATACCAGAACCGCTATAGCCAGAGATACCAGAATAGCCCGATATACCAGAACCACTGTAACCAGAAATACCGGAGCCACTATAGCCTGAGATACCACTATAGCCAGAAATACCACTGAATCCACTATAGCCAGAAATACCACTGAATCCACTATAGCCAGAAATACCACTGAATCCACTATAGCCAGAAATACCACTGAATCCACTGAATCCACTGAATCCACTATAGCCAGAAATACCAGAACCACTGTAGCCAGAAATACCACTAAATCCACTATATCCAGATACGCCGCTATATCCTGAAATTCCACTATAGCCTGATAATCCTAAACCACTATATCCAGAATATCCCGAAATACCCGAACCGCTGTAGCCAGATACACCCGAACCACTATAGCCAGATATACCACTATAGCCAGATATACCACTATAGCCAGATATACCACTATAGCCAGATATACCACTATAGCCAGATATACCACTATAGCCAGATATACCACTATAGCCAGATATACCACTATAGCCAGATACACCACTATAGCCTGAGATACCACTATATCCCGAAATACCGCTGTAACCAGATATACCTAAACCACTATACCCCGAATACCCAGAAATACCCGAACCGCTATACCCAGATATACCTGAACCACTATAGCCTGATATACCACTATAGCCTGATATACCACTATAGCCACTAAAGCTAGAGTAACCACTGTAACCAGATATACCGCTGTAGCCTGATGCTCCGCTGTAACCGGAAATGCCTGAACCACTATAACCAGATATGCCGGAGCCACTGTAACCGCTGTAGCCGCTAAATCCTGATTTGCCACTGTAGCCACTGATACCACTATAGCCGCTAAATCCGCTAAAGCCACTATATCCAGAAAAACCACTATATCCAGACCAGCCGGATACTGGACCAACAACTTCGGTCGAGCCGTCGCTGTAGTAGATAATTAAATCGCCGTTTGACGGGTTGTAAACAATGTTGGTAATCAGTTTACCAGGCGAAGCTGCGTTGGCAATCTGGGATACAGAAGCCTGCTTGGTAACACCTCGTTGTACTACAGGTACCTGTTCGTCACCAGTTAACGTGGTGGCTATGGGTAGCTGGGTTATCGACTGATCGGCCATTTATTATGTTGTATATGTGAAAGCACCGTGAGAGGTGCCAGTGCCAAATGGAGAAATTACAGCAACGTCCACCAAACCGGTAATTGGGTATGCTGGTGTCATTGCGTTTATTTGAGTAGAGTTAATTAATTCAAATGGTGTTATTACACCACCGAATGTAACCGTGTTTACATCTGTGAAGTTTGCGCCGGTGATAATTACGAATGTATTTCCAGCTTTTGGACCTGTGTTTGGTGAAACACCGTACACGTATGGGTTTAATACCATTGGTGATGGTACAACGTTACTTGCTTTGTTTAAGTCGCCGGTACCATTTGCGTAAGTACCGTCAGTGCCTTCAATAAAGATGTCGTTCTGAGCTGTAAAGCCTGTCTCTGTTAAGAGATTGTTACCACCAATTGGGCCAGTGGCAATGTCCACGTCTGGGCGCGGAAAACGTAACGCAATGTTTTCAGTTTGACGTGCTGGCAAACGCCATGGGTCAAAGTTATCCAGGTCGTCCTTGCACACCCGCATGCCAGGGAAGTTTGGATCTGGCATGAGGTCAACATAGGCGAACTTCCTATTGCAGCGGTCACAGACCGCTACAGATAGGACAGAATTACCTCTTGTATCAATGTAGACAGGCATTTAAGCGCCTTAGATTGCTGATGCTAACGCTTGACCGTCGTTTTGAACCAAAAATCCTTCAATATATGCTGCAACGTGCTGAGAAGAACTATCACTCGTTGAAAAAGCAAAAGTCAAATCGGCTTTTTGTTGAAACACATTTGGCGCATAACGGTGCACATCCATAAACAATGTGAAGCTAATTTGTGCGGTAGAAAGATTGATGCCATTTGTGGTATTAGTCAGATTGTAAAAAATGTATACGTTGCTAGACAAGCTACTACCAGACCAAGCATTAATGCGATTAAGGTAAAATGTGTATCCATTTGGGACAGTGTACACTGTCATTTGGCTACGACCTAAACCGGGGTTAATTTGTGCATAAGTTGTGCTTCCATTTTTTACGGTAATTGTGCCTGCATTGCTGGTTTGACCGGAAGCTACTGCAGTCATAACAATGCTGTTAATGCGTAAAAATTGGTTAACTGTGGTTACACCGGTTGTACCGTTTAGAGATACTACTTCAGTTAATTGGTTGTAGTTTGCGTCAAGACCGTTGATAGTTACTTTTGCGGGGCTTACATCACTTGTAGATGAGCTTACAACAGTCATAGTTAAAGCAGTGCTAGGGAAAGTATACGCTGTTGCATTTTCCCACAATGGGATTGATGTGCCTGCCACTGCTGCATTGTAACCATTAATGTTGACCAAAGAGTGGCCCATGATTTGGCCACGAGAAACTTGTAAATCAAATGGTTCTGTACGACCGACTTTGGTAACAGATTCAACTGCTGCTGGGATATTTTGTAGATTTGTTACGAGTGCCATAATAATTTCCTTTAAAAGTTAGTACGGGGGCGGTTAGCCCCCGAGGCAATTATTATTGGTTTGTGTAACCTTGGCCAACGTTGATGATCGAACCAGTGTAGTTACGTGGTGTATATTCTACGTTGAATGTACCAGCCAATGTACCAGTAATTGCACTGATAGCAGCTTGGTTAAATACAATAGTTGCGTCCAATGTACCGATGTTTGCCAACAAAGCTGTAGCTGCGTCAGTAGCTGCAAAGCTGATTGTGTCGATACCAGGAGTGGTAGAAGGAGTAATTGTACCGATTGTTGTGTTGGTTACCGCACCAGTTGTTGGGTTTGTAACAGCCAATTGAACTGTGTAAGCACCACCAGTTAAAGCTGAAGGTGTAGTTGTTTGGTAGAACTTAATGTTCTCAATAATTGCGCCAGCTGGTAATACTAATGGGGTTGCTGTAGTTTGGCCAACTGCAAAAGTAGGTACGTTAGTAGCTGCACTAGCTGTTGCGGTAATTGGGGTAATTACAGCTTGCTGAGTTGTGCGGGCTGCGCCAGTGTTATCTGGAGCGATTACGCCGTTGTTTGTTGGGTTGTTGTATTTGTAGATTCGGACTGGGCCGGTGTATGATACTGACATTTTTGATTTCCTATCAAGAGGGCATCCACACTAGATACTTGACTATCTCACCGGGTAGATTACGGGAGCTATATGTGGACTATTCTACCTATATTTACTAATACGCTAAATTCTTATAAAACGCCCTAAATAGCAAAAAAGCCACCTTGTGGGTGGCTTTTTTGACTTACTGCGAGGTTTTGATTACAAACCAGCTGTACCGTAGATGTTACGGGCATCATGCCAACCTGTAGCATAACGCTCAGTGGCCTTGTAGCGCATAGAATCAGTCTCGAAGTCACCTTCCATGGATTTCTCCATTGGACGACGCATAACGAGCATGAGACCATTCTCAGCATCGGTCTGAACCCACCAGGCTTTGCTAGAGGACAAACGTGTAACCACGTGTGTACCTTTAGGCAACATACCTGTTGATTTGATTGGGTTCAAATCGTTGTCAGCTGTACCAGAACGGAGAACAGACTTCAGAATTACTTCTGATTGGAACTCGAGTGCTGGAGGAACAACTAACTGTTCTGCTTTCAAGCGGATACGCTTACCGTTGTTGTCAACAGCAGAGCGAATTTGAATTAACATCTGTTCAACAGAAGTTTGGCTCAAAGAAGCAGCTGTAGATAACTGGTTAGAGTATGAAGCACCGTTAGCGATTGGGTGAGCTGTGTTGATCAAAGTAACGCCGTCGCCACCAACATAACCGCTTGTGAAAGCAAAGTTAAGGATGTTAGCGCAAAGAGTTTCTTTGGTTTCAATCATAGACTGAGCCAAGTGCTTAGCGAAAGTGCTACCGATACGGATGTGATCGCCGTCTTCCATCAAAACTTTGGTCAAGGCGTATGCCAAGCCATAGATTTGGTAGATGAAACGGGTGATGTACAGTGTACCACCTTGATCGTAGCTAACTGGAGTGCCGTCAGGCATTGCAGGAGCGGCGTTCATACCATAAAGCATTACTTCTTCATGGTAGTTACGTGGAATACCTTGGATCTGTTCTACAAATCCCTTCCACTCGTCAGAGCGTTGTTCATAAACGCCATCAAAGACTTCGTTGATAATCGGCTCGACTACCGCACGAAAGTCAGTACTGCGCATTGGGGTTGCCATTGCTTATCCTTTCGTTATTAGACCGAGACCGATGGGGCCGCGAACTGGTTATTAGACAACTGAACTTGAACGATTGTGTAAGCGTCGCCCCACTGGTTTGTGTTACCAGCTGGGTAGGCTACTTCACGTCCAAGACCAACTACACGAACTTGACCTTGGTTACCAGAACCAACAGCAGTTGCAAGCAATGCTGTGGTAGAGAAACCTGCACCACCGTTACCGATAGCATAGCCGTCAGATACAGTAGAACCAGAAGTTGTGTCAAAGTTGTATTCGGTACCGATAGCTGCAGAAGTTACTGAGCCATTGCACTGGATTTCATATACGAGTGCTGGGTCTGTGAAGATCCAGAAAACGATGTTTGTATATGAATTCAATGATGTCAAAGAAGCATACTTAGCTAAAGAGCGACGACCGTCAGAGTTTGTATACTCAAGACCGTCAAATACACCGTAAACCTTACCGCTTGATGCAGTTTGGTTAGCGATTGTTAATTGGCCAGAAGAGTTGATCGCTACAGGCTGAAACTGCCAGAAAGACTGGCCAGAAGTCAACGAGTAAGGAGCACTGTATGATGTACCTGGGACAAAACTGTTAGTACCAACGAATGGTACTGCACGGTCTAATCCGCTTGGGTGATATACAGGCTTCAGACCAAAGGGTTGAAATGTTGCGGACATTTATTTTCCTTTGTTATTTTTGAAGAATGTTATGAAAAGCGAATATTACTATTTGCTTTGGAGGCCTCTTTTTCCATTTCCAGAATTCCACCTTCAAGAATTGAACGACCACCTTTGCCTTCTTGGGCTTGGCCCCGAACAGCAGCGGTGATATTACGTTGGTGCTCGAGAGGATCCTCAAGGTGCAACATCTTCATCACTTCTTGGTAGATTTCTTCTGGTAACTTGAAGAGAACCATTTCGTTACAGCTAACACAGCCTTCAAACTTGCCCGAGTTCATCTTGCCTAAGTTTTCAAAACCTCTTCCTAACTCCGAAGTTTTAACTGGCTCATAGCCCAACGCTAATCGTTTGTCGATACTGTCATAATTGTTTGTGGTGGATAACCAACACAGGTGAAACCCAGGGATAACCCCGTTTGGCAAGTCCGGCAATGCCGAATTTTGCCATTTATCGCGGAACGCAGCTACACGCTCCTTTTTTGCTATTGCGTCTGGATCGTCGTTAGAGATCCGTTCTTTTGTTTCAGCAACTCGATCGGCTAAGCGATCATCTAAGTCACGTTTAATTCTGTTGTTTGCCATGATAATTAACCTTTATTTGCACGATCATACTGCGCATAAGCGCGGATCATTTTGTTTCGTTTTTCTACGTCATCCCAAGCACCTGCGTCCTTAATTGCTTGGACACGATCACGACTTAGCGTAATAGTTCCGGGTTTTGCACTGTTTACTGCAGCTGTGCGTCCGGATGTCGATGCGTTTGCTCGTTTCACAGAGCCTCCCTTTGAAGTATATCTGTGTGGTAAGCGGGATTGTAGACGACTGTCTAGCTCTTCCCAATACTCAGGATCAGCTGGATCCCAACCATCGGCGGCTAGTTCTTGGTCAATTACTTTGGCAATTCTACTATCGGTATCTCGAGCTTGTGGGTCATACCAAGAGTTCTTTTTAAGCCATTTTGTTGCATTGGCTTGAACCTCTGTTGTTACTGGGTTCGGAACGTTTTCTTTTGGTGCCTTAGCTTGCTCGACTTGTTGTTTTTTATAGTGTTCGGCTTGTTTTAAACGCTGCTTAGCGTCTGTCAACTGTTCCAAATACTCCATCTGAGCTGCTGCGTCGCCAGATTGTGCTGCTTGGATCATTTTCATCTTTGCGTACTCGACACGAGTGGCTTCGTCTTCGATAGCCTTGTCGATTTGTGCAAATTGATACGATACTGCAGTGTTTTCTACCTTAGCTAAGCGTTCTGCTAGCTCGGCATTGCGGCGCTCAAGTGCTGTAATCTTGTTTTTTGCTGATATTTCGCGCTGTTTCTTTAAATCTTTCTTAAGTCTGCGCTCTTCACGACGTGCTTCACGGATTTTCTCACGCTCTTCGTCTGAAATATCACTGTCTTCGTCATTTTCGTCTTCTTCGCGCTCATCTTCTGTGCGCTCGTCTTCTACTTCTGACTTTACTTCTTCTTGGTCTTCAATTTCTTCTGGAAAATCCAATTTGGCGACCAAAGTGCCATCTTCCATTTCCTTCATCGGGACGTGGTCGTCCTGATCCTTGTCTTTCTTTGCCATTCTCTACTTTCTACAAAGTTATTAGTCTACAAACGCTTTCATTTTCTGTGCAGCCTCAAACGATTTGATCTTGGAGATCACTTCACGTGCTTGCAGCGTAATAAATACCACTGCGGCACCACCGTCGTTAGGATCCACAACAAAACGATCACCGCCGTACTTAATTGTGCGAACTAAATCGCCAACATTACACCAATTGCCTTCTGGCCATGGGGTTAAGTCGTCTGGGCTCTTGTATGCCAAGGGTCCAATGCCACGTACTTTGGCTACAGTTTCATTAAACTTCAACGTCTGCCTGGTTTCATCCACCAGGATGATTCCGCCTTTACTTGTTACCTTTTCACGGCGCAGTTGCACCAATACTCGGTCACCAAGAATTTCTACACCTGGGTCAATGTCAGGAAAGCACTCTTCTTCAGTGCGCAAATCCGGGTCATCGCCCTCCTTAAAATCAATCGCCATCCGGCAATCCTTTCCTGAATCTTACGATTCGTCTTCTTCGTCTTCCGTCAAAATTTCATTGACAATATCCAAAGTTAACTGCAAACCTTGGATAACGCCAATGTGTTGCTTGTAATCATCAAACGTGTTGATGTTTGTACCCGCAGTGACGGCTTCTGCATGGTCCTTTATTTCAGTCCTTACGCGACCGATAATTTCACTGATAAAGTCCTTCATACTTTTACTAATACGCTGACGGAAGTAAATCCGCCCCAAATATTAATAAAAGTTACCGCCGCCAATGTCTTTGAGGTTCTTACCTGGACCAACTTTGCTGTCTTTAGCCATTTTGTTTTGGTTAAGTACTGCGTTGTTAGCACGCTTAGAGCCAGAATTACCCTTGTCGATTGTTGTCTCGCCAGGGCCGCCAGCATAGCCTTGAGCTCCGGTTTGTTTGTATGTGTGGCGGAAACCTAATTCGTCGCCACCAGTTTTCTTAGTTGCCATTATTATCCTTCAGGGGGTTGTTGTGGTTGTGCTGCTTGTTGTTCTTGCATCTGTTGCATTTGTTGCTCGTGCATTTGCTGGGCTTGTGCTAAGCCTTGCTGGTGTTGTTGAGCGTTTTGTGCAATTTCCATCTGGTGCTGCTGGTCTGCCTGAGCTAAGCCTTGTTGGTGTTGCTGGGCTTCCATAGCAGCTTGTTGCTGTGCCTTTTGGGCTTCAATTTGTTGCTGAACCTGCTGAGCTTTTTGCTCGAATGCTTGTTGCTGAATTGCTAATCCGTGCTGACGAATGTCTTGTTCAGCGGTTTGGATTGCTTCTCTAGCAGACTGATCCTGGTCAGCTTCTAACTGAGCTTGAATTTGGCTCATCTGTGCTCCAGCCGTAATCATAGCAACACGCTCTTTAGCAGAGTTGTTGATGTTAGCCATTGCAATGTCTGTAGCGTTGCGTTGGTTATCAATGTTAGTCTGCGTGCTGTACTTAGCTTGGAGTTCTTGAACCTTAGCCTGTAACTCTGCAACTTTAATCTGATAGTTTTGTTGAATCTCTTGAGTATCAAGTTGCATCTTAGCTTGAGCTTCTTGCAGTTTGCGCTGTGTCTCTGCAGTCTGAGTCTTAACAATTGCAGCTGCAGTTGGATCAGACATGAGCGCAGACTGTTGCTGCTGCTGTTGAGCCTGTGATACTTTCTGAGCCAAGCCAGTGATTTGCTGTAGGAATGGTCCAAGTGTTTGTTGTGAGTCTTGACCAACCAATTGTGAGGCAAGGGCCAAGGCTTGCTGGGCTTCTTGATCCAATGGTAGCTCTTGGTGCAGTTTGAGTACGTCTTCTCCGCCCGAGGCTTTGGCAACATAGCTGCGCATAGACTGCAAGTAGTGCAGTGTTAAGTGTTGCTTAATGTGCTCTAGTGCATGCGGCGCAAATACTGGGCCAATGATAGGGTTACCACCGTACGCAGGATTTGTTGCGTACTCTAAGTGAATCTTAAGGTGCGCAATGTGGTCTTGGTCGGGGTAGGCGGCAGCGGGTCGTCCCATCGTCATAGAAACGTTCTCTAAGGCCGGATTGGATTCGTTGGCGCCTTGTGGGTTTGGCAGCACTTCTTCGAGCTCAGGAACTTTTAATTGCTGTAACACACGCTTGTATACTGCACGCATGTCAAACATTCCTGGAGGCGCGGTGCCAGCCATTTGTAACAGTGCTTGATTCTGAGCAACACGTTGTGCTTCAGAAAAAATGTTAGGATCAGATACCGGACGAACGTCTGAGTTGTACGCAAAGTCACGTACCTCAATCTCTTCGCCGGATTGGTTGTCCATCTCTTGCAAATACCAATGATTGATACGCGAGATGATTTGTAAAGATTTTTCTTGGCTGCGATGCAGGCGAGCGTGAATGCTTGAGAATACTTTAGCACCTTGCTCAATCAAAGCCTGGGTTGTACCCACTGGCATCTGGCTGTTTGCGTCAGCAATCTTCTCTTCAGCTGTAGTAACCACACCTTTAGCTGCGTTGGTTAACCAGCCTAGCAAGTCGTATAAAACTGAAGAGGGTGGATTGAACGGCATTGGCATTGCAATCTGACGGATGTCAGTTACACCAGCACCGGCTTCTACTTCGATTACTTGAGTAGGTTCAATTCGATCAGATTGTCCAGATACGCGCCCAGTTTTGAGCTTAAGCATGGTCTGGCTATTATTGATATGGGCAGCGTCAAGCAGAGCGCGCAAAACACCAGTAAGAGCAGCGGAGAGGCCGCCAATAAGATGAGGCAATCCAATCGCGTAAGCGCCACGCCAAGGAATGAACTTGAATTCAACCATCCAGTCGAGTTTTGTTCGTTTTTCATCATTAGCATCCCAGTTGCGGTACAGTGCCAGCACTCTGCCGCTTGTTTCGTCAATAGTCAGGATGTATGGGGCACGCTTGCCTTCTGTTTCTGGATCTTCGTCCAAACGCATGTAGCAAGAAATCTCATAAATTCTGCGTAGCTCGTCGATATTTTTAGAAGGCATGTCAATGCCCTCGATCTTATCGTTTGCTGCCTTACTACGGGTTTGGTCGTTTAATGGAGAGTCAGAGGTATAAATCTCGTTGTCGTAGTCTCGGTATAGACCAGAGTCAATACGCTTGATGTACTCGTCGCCAGTAATGTCTTGTTGCTCTGTAACACGCTGTGCTGTGTAGAAGTTTGTTGAGGCGTACGGTAGGATAACGTTGTCAATTGGTACCCACTCGCACGCTGGACGAGCTTGCTCTTCGTCGTACATCCATTTAAGGTACTGAGATCCGCCCAAGGGTAGTTGTGTGAACAACTGTTCCATCTCGTCGCGGAACTCAGGTACTTGTTGTGTTAACTGCCAGTTAAGGAAGTTTACTTTTCTGTTTGCTGTTTCTTGTTTGGTTTTGTCGTCGTCGCCTTTGATGTCGGACTTAACAATACCGTCTGCTGGTAATAACTCTTTGGCTGCGGAAGCGGCGAAGTCGACGCAAGCCTCAGCCATGACGGGATGAACAACTTTAGAAGCGCCGTCGAAAGTAGCACCACCAGGAGCGTCCTTGCCAAGGCCGGTCCTGCGAAGTCCGTCTTCATATTGCTTGTCTCTTTGTTTGCGAGCCTCTTTGTCTACGTCAATGTAGTCAAGGTACTCAATCGCTAATGATTGGAGTGTCTGCTCATCAAACTCTTCTGCAAGGTTTGCATAAAACTCTGGGTTCTTTGCGGGACTCGATCTTTCGACGTAATTAACCACAACTGAACCATCGTCCAGTTCAATTACTTCTTGCTCTACTTCGTCGGAGTCTAATCCCAGTACGTCTTCATACTCTTCCATGTCAGCGTCTTGCTGTTTTGCGTCCTTAATCTCGTCCTCTCGGTCGAGACTGGGCAAATTGCCGCCTGCTTGCATAGGTAATGATGGTTGTGCCATAGATTATTTGATTTGGAATTTGGTGGGCGGAAAGTGTGCCCTTATTTTAACTAATACGCTATTTTGGACCAATCCGCCCTACTGGGCGTAAGGATTGGCAAATCGCTTACGTACATCGTCGTCTGCGTAGTCATAATCGCGCGGTGGTAGGTAGTCTAGCTGCAGCCAACCATCATCCCTCAGAATACGAAGCGCTTGGGATAGTGAGTCTACGTAGTCGTCATGCCCCTGCATTTCAGGGAACGAGCAGACTTGGCGAATAAACCGTTTGGTCCAGTCAGCAAACTCACCCTTTTGTTTTGGATCTTCGGGGATAAATATCTTTCCCTTAGCTACCAAAGGGGCTACAATGTTCAGTCGCTGGACTTTGTCGGCTCGCCCAGGGTTGTACCCTTGCACTGGCACTCCGGCGCCTCTGAGCTCTTGTATGAGGCTAATACCGGCTGATTTATCCTCCATGAGGATGAGGTCTGCTTTTTTGCCTTTGGCAAAGGTGTTGTCTGCGCCGTAAACTACTTCCTTAAAGTCGTTGATTACTTTACGGCGAAGTTCTGGGTAAGAGAGGTGGTTGTCCCAAGCGTCCAACAATATCGCACTGGTACCGCCGTCTTGTTGCTGGAAGATACCCCACACCGTACAAGCTGTTGGGTCGTTGTGTGTTTTTTCTGAGGTAGCTGGATCGTAGCTGGCCAGAACGTATTCCAGCTCTGGTGTGGGCTTATCGGCTGGCCACATCTTGAACTGCTTGCGTTTGATAATACCAGCGGACTCTGGGTCTAGGATCTCTCCATAAATCTCCTGTCTACCAATATCTGTTCCGTCATAAGTCTCAAGCTGTTTGAAGAATGTTTCAGACAGGTTCTCTCGGTTGTCAAACGACGAGGCGTTGACCATGTACACGTCGCCGCCGATTTTACCTTCGGCAAGGTCTACAATCAATTCCCTAGGCTTAGGGGTTGTAGTAATGATTTGCTGGACTCGAGGTATTCTTGGGTCTTTAAGACGCAGAGTAAACTGCACGCCGTCGTAGGCATCGTCGAGGTAGTCAAAGGCACACAGCTCATCGAACCAAGCTCCATGGTATTGTTTACCACGGTATCGTTCAGGCTCTGAGGCTGGAATGCCTTGAATGATCGAGCCGTTGACGAGTGTGATTTCAAAGAGGGACTTGTTGTAGTCTCGGATAAGGGACTTTGGTATGATGTTAAGCAGACCGGAATCTCCCTCAAAACAAGTTGCTCGTATGTCGTTAGAGGTAGGGGCTGTGACAAGCCAGCGTGTGCCTGGGTAACGCCAAGCACGTATGCCAAGCCAGTGGCTAGCAGTGTGCGTCTTACCAGATCCACGACCGGCAAGCATAAGGAAGGTATCGTACTCACCATCTGGTGGCTCCTTTTGATGCGCTAGTGCAGACTTGGCCCAGGTCATTCTCCAGACCGCTGCGTCTAGTTCCGGTTTAGGCCAGTGCTTACGCGCCTTGATAAATTCGGATATTTCTTTTTGTTCTTCTTTACTTAAAGACATGCAATAAATCCTTCTTCGACCAACATGCTGTTATCCTCTCCATCTATTTCGATGTGAACACAGGCTTGCGGTGTTATCTCTTCAACTTTAGTAATCAGTCTCCAGTTTTGCCGCACCTTAGCAGGCTTTGGCGTTTGCTGTGGTAAAAGTTTTAGCTTGGTTTTAATAAAAACAGTGTATCCGTTTATTTTGTCCGGACCTTCGAGCACTGTCTTACATCCCAACGATTCGGCAAGCCCTTGAACTCGCTTGACGGTTGGTAAATGCTTTGATGTAAACCGAAACGTATCTAACTTTTGGTTATATTGATTTGGTTTTGCGTGCATAATCCCACTAAGCAGCTCGATTCGTTGTTCAGAACTCGCCAGTAGGTAGTTGTTTGGTATTTTGTACGGTATGTTTGGTGCCAAGTGTGACATAACCGTAGGCTTTGTGCTGTAAACTCTGTACCGCTTGGCTGGATCACGCCAGTAAGTTTGCAAGTAGCCATAATCTTTAAGCCGTTCCATAACTTCGTCCATGTATTGCGCTGGAATTTTCATGGTTCCGTCTTTTCTACGGCAGAAAAACCATAGGCCAAACACAAACGGCGGGACTGGCAGGTCCATAATGGGGAATTCTAGCATGCCGGCTGTCGGTACGCTGTACACTAAACGGTTTCGTTTGTCTAAAAGCTCCAGGTTAATCAGTTCGGACAGGGGTTTTAGTACCAAGGGCCTCTTAAACTTCTTAACGCCTTTGTATTCAAAGATTCTTTTGCGGTACTTTGGTGTTTCTACTGGTAGCTTTAGGTTCCCGTCCCCGCAAACTGACGTGCCGTCTTTAAACCATACACGATAGCATGGCCGTTTGTCTAGGTGTTGGACGAGTTTTATCCGGACCTTGCGGCCAAGTCTGTCAAATACAATGTCACCCTGCTTTAAGTCTTGCGCTATTTTCCAATAGTCAAGGGTTAACACCTTTTGTGTTGCTAGTATCGCCATAAAAGTTTTCCAATACCCATTTGTCTAGGTATTTTCCCAACAGCAGCCTAATCTTGTTAATGACGCCGTTGGGTAGTTTTTGGATTACCAAGGCGCCGTCTGTTAGCTTTAGACGGAAAGCTAAGTACTTAGCTGTCTCTTTGTCTAAAATTCCAATCGGTACGTCAACGGAGTCAAAATTATACAGGTCGCACACTAGTACACGCAAACCAACGAGTTTTTGGTTTTTGTCTTCTAGTGCGCCTTGAATTTGGTAAACGTACTTGTTCATACACCCACTAATACGCAGATTGCATTAAAGCAGCCTTTATTACAAAAAGTTATATTAAAAGATTTTTATATAACTAAAAGTAATCACTATCCACAGTATCCATAGTATCCAGGGTCTAAACGACATTTACCCTATATCTTTATTTTATTTTTTAAAAAAAAAAAAAAAATCAAAAT